CTTAAAGCCCGCGTCACCCATGAGGTGCCGTCGCCGATCAAGACGTTTCCTGATGTCGGCGTTACCGAACCCAGCGAGATCCCAGAACTGTTTTGTGTGGCGGCATAAGAGAACGACGTCGCCATCATGGCAAACAGGACGAGAAGGAATCTGAAAATATAGTTTGGCATCTTCTTTACCTCAGACATAAGTTATGTTCCCTATTGAGCCCGTGACCTGCCATGTCGTGTTGGCGACGACACAGCGGAGATGGACGACATCGTATTGGTTTGTTGATGCCAGAGAGCCCGGTGCCCCAACGGAGGTAGCTACGGATCCGAATATGATCTGCTGTCCGGCACCTTGCGCGATGGCCCAGCCCCCGGCTCCGTTGCCTGTAATGCTGATCTTACTGCCTTTTGCCGCCACCGCTGGTAGCGTTCCGGTGACAAGCGCACCCCCGGTGACGAGATAATTGGTGTTGATTACCAAGTTTCCTGATGCCGCGATGTCGGTTAAGGTCGCATCGGCTGCTGCTGCCGCGATAGCGAGATCCCGCGCCGCTTCTGCTGCGGCCTGTGCTGTCGCTGCCGCTGTCGCCGCTGCCGGGGCCGCTATAATCGCGGCGATGTTGGTGGCGCAGGTATTGACGTCGGCGATATTAGTTGCCACGGTGGACACCGCCGCACTTATCCCGGCTACGGTTGTCACCGCTGCTGAAATCCCTGCTACCGTGGTCACGTTGGCACTGATGCCAGCAACAGTGGTCACGTTCGCCGAAATTCCGGCTACGGTTGTGACGTTCGCCGAGATCCCGGCGACTGTGGTGACGTTCGCGGCGATGCCCGCCACGGTGGTCACATTAGCTGAGATCCCAGCCACGGTGGTCACATCGGCACTTATTCCGGCAACTGTTGACACCGCCGCAGCAATACCCGCCACGGTTCCTATGGTGTTGGCCCCGAGGAGATCTGTGCTGACGGCGACGAAGCCAGCATCAGCTAAAACGGCTTCGACCGCAGCGACGGCAGCAGCAATGGCAGCGAGGTCGGCGTATAAATCGCCTCCGGCCTCCTGAAAATAGTGTGCCGACGAGATCGGCATATGAAATTCGAGGGGATTTTGCCGGATCTTCTTTAAACTTCTGGCTTCCCGCGCATTGATCCCTGTAATGGAGCCAACAACGGGCCCGTCGATGTAGCAATCCGCTTCAAGTTTACCATCATCATCCAGCGTCTGTGGGTTCGCCCGTTCGGGATCACCAGTCGCGGCCTGATAAAGTGTTGCCTTGACGCCCGAATTGACGCCATTTTCATCGGCAACATAAATAGTAACCACGGCATTGGCGAGGTTCTTATTGATGATGCCAAAATCTGCGATTTTTACCCGCGTCATCGTTTCGAGTACCCCCTTGTGTAGTCGGATCCGTCGTACTCATCGACGCTGCACTCCATGGGCTCCGTGACCGGAGGTCTGCCATTGAACTGAGCATCGCGGGCCAGAAGCGCACCTTCATAGGCATCACGATCATCGGCATGTCGTTTCAATTCTGCCTCGGCAAGACGCCTGACGGGGCCACCACCGATCAGATAAGCCAGCCCTACCGTCGCCCAGAGGTACCATGAAGCCCTTAAACGAAGCTCGACGTCACCGCTGGACAGGGGATCGATCTTGTCATGATAGGTCTGAACTCTTACACGAAGCTTTTTGCCAGCATCTTCATCGGTTTGCGTCGGTTCGGGGAAGACGCGGAGAACATTTTCGCGGTCTGTGGTAATCGACCAGCGCGTCGGTGTTCCGGTTTGTTGAAGATTTTCGCCTACGGTGACGCTTTCGGTCTGCTGCGTCATTGGATCGACGTTCCCGAGATCGTCAACCAGACATACCGTGAAGATGTTATTTACGCCGCGTTCTTCGGAATAATCATCGAGATCGTAGTCGCCGACGCCAGCTTCTATAGGGATGTCGAAGATCTGCCAGAACCCACCGATGGGGCGGACAGCAGCCTTCATGTTGAGAAACATTTCCAACCATCGCAGAGCGGTCTTCATCTCGCCGGGATCCGGCGACGGGCGAGTCGACGGGAAGGCCCCTATTGTTCTAAGGGCGTTTTCCGCGATGTCCTTTGCGCTCTGGATGGTTGGCAATGTTTCATGTCCTTATTATCCGGCCTTTTTCAGGGGCTGGAGTTTCTGGGTGTCGATGACGTATTGAACGTCTGCTTTCAAGATCAGGCCGTCCTTACCGCTGCCCTGACCGAAATAAGGGCTAAGATCGAGGCCGTATTCGATGGCAAGGCTGGCGGCATCGGGATCTGACATGCGCGGCGGCGCGGCCTGTTCAGCGGGTGCAGGAGTCGCAGCAGCCACAACGGGCGTAACCGGAGCAGGAACTACGGGAGGGAAAGTGGGATTTCCGGGCTTTCCCAGCGTGGAATCCGGATTGCCTTCGCCATCATCATCATCGGCGATGAGGTTTTCTTCGCCGTCAACGGTTGCGGCCTTCGTTTCGTCTGTTGCCAGACCAGCCGGAGGCTTTCCGATCAGGAAAGCGATGATGTCGGCGCGGGCGGATTCATCGGCGTTGAGGAAGATTTCACCGCCGACTTTGCGGGCCGCACGGACTTTGAGGCTCGACGTCGTCAGTTCGACGACTTTGGCGACGACCTCATCTTTCGCCAGCGATCCCACGATGTTGTCTTTGGTAACAGCGGGGAGAACGAGCTGGGTGCCGTCGATTTCCTCGACGATGAAGCCGGGGAGTTGGAATTTCAGGCCCTGTTCAAAGGGCAGGATCTTTTCTTCGCCGAACTTGAAGACCACATCGATCTTCTGACCACGCAACGCAATGGTGTGGGTTCGCACCGGATATTCCTGAGTGCAACTGGTGTCCTTGACGCGAAGCATTTTCTCTTTTGTCATTTTACGTATCCTTTAAGGTTGTGGTGACTGGAAAATTCCCAGCCACCACATCCTACCTTAAAGATCCCTACCCTTAAAGGGCGGTCGAGGGACGGAGCATGACGGGCAGAACGATGAAGCCCGCAAAGGTATCCGCACCCGCCGAAAGCGTGTACGAAACCTCTTTGAGCGTCACGACCTGTTCCGGGGCGTCGTCGCCAGCGTTGGCACTGTCCAGCACGGAGAGCAGAGCCCCCATGGTGTCGCCGGATGCCAGCAGGGTAGCCTTGATGAGGCCAGCCGTAGCTACATCGAGGCCGTCGATGAAGCCATCGGCATCACCTGTATCAGCACTGTTGGTGCCGACATCGATGGTTTCCGTGGCGTCAACGGTGACGACATCGACAGCAACGTTGGGCTGAACGGCACCGGGCAGCGTGAAGCCCGTCAGGGTTTCCGTCGCGTCTGCGGTTTGGTTGGCGACGTTGACGGGGATCACGAAGACGGTATCCAGCACCTTGTTGTTGTAAAGCAACGAGGCTTCCCCGCTCGGGCTGACGGCCTTCTGGACGACGAAGTGTCCGGTCGGCGTCTGGACGTAAAGATCCACCGAAGCGATGGCATCAGCGGTGTGGAAGTAGATGTTTCCGTTGGTCAGCGAGATCGGGTTCGCCAGCGCGGAGCCATCGGCATTGTAGAGGGTGGCCTTTGCGGTGCCGCCAGCGGCGGTGACGTAGCATTTACCGCCAGACGAGGCGATCATCTTGCCGTCGATAGCGGATTTGAGTTGCATTTTGTACTTACGCATATTGGGGTATCTCCTTGTTAAGATTGACGTATCCGGTAGGGGAAGGGGGCTTTTTAGGCCCCCATCCTATCCAGATTGAGATTACAGGGCCGCTGCGGTCTTCACCGAGATCAGGCCGTAGTCTTCCTGCGTGGTCGCCGAAGCACGGACTTTGAACTTGGGTTTCAGAATGCCGAGCATCTGCTCATAACCGACGCCGGGTTTGCGCCCGTAGTCGTTTTGGTCAGCCTCCAGCCATTCTCCGCCACCCAGCGTGGTGAAGCCGAGGCCGCAGGCACCCATGAGCAGGGCTTGCGCCCCTTCAACGGTGTTGCCCGCACCCCATTTGTCAACACCGCTGGTCAGACCAGAGGTGTTGATGACTTTGCGGTGTTCGTACAGGATCAGGCCATCGACGACGGCGAGAGCGTTTTGGAACAGGGGGTTCTTGGCCCCGCGCTCCGATGCGCTACGCACGATGGTCTGGTACGTCGGATCTTGCAGAAGATCTCTGCGCTGTTCCGGCGACATCACCATGGCGTAATACTCTTTGCCGCCTTGGCGGATCGGGCGTAGGCCCTGCCTGCGGGCAAAGGTTTTTGCCGTGACAAGGAAGTTCCACGACAGCTTATCGGCTGCTGTCAGGGTGGCTTCCGAGGTCGCCGCACCAGCATGTTTCACCCTGTTGGTGGAGGGTGCCGCGACGTCCGAAGCGAAGGACAGCGCGGGCAACTGGCTGGTACCGCGAGTGCTGAGATCGGTTTTGAGCGTGAAGGCGCGACCTGATGCGACGAGGAACATCATTTCGTCGATCTTGTCGGGGAGCCAGAAGCCCAGCTTGTCCTTGGCTTGCTCACGGAAACGGATCACCGTGGCCTGCTCGGACATCTTGCCCTTGGATTTGACGGCGTGGGCCAGCAGATCGATCTTGATGATCTGGGCGTCGTTCACCATCGCTTCCTCGGTTCCGCCGAGATCGTTGTCTCCGGCGACACCGTCACCTTCGAGATCGTTGACGAGCTGCATCACGCATTCCAGACCGCGTTCGGTCTTCGTCAGTTCGGTGATGCGTTTGATCGGGCTGTTGTCGCCGTTGGACACGAAGCCGTTGGACATCCAGAAGGACTCGTCACGGAATTGCTGCCACAGCTTCCCAGACCAGACCTTTTTCTGTGCCGTGGTAAGGGCACCAAAGTCGGTTTGCATAGGGTTTCTCCTTTTTTAAAGGAATATCGGACACCTACACATGCAGGCCTCGGATACCCTTTTAAACTTGCCCTGTGATCCGCTTGACGAGGTTCGGTGCCTGTTTCAGAAGGTCTGCCATTTGGTCTTGATCCATATTCGCAAGATCCGCTTCGGTCAGTTCTGATTGGTTAGCACTTTTCCCCATGTCGCTTATCGAGGGCGGTTGCTGATCTGCCAGATCCAGCTTCGCTGCGCGGGCTTGGGCAACAGCACTCGGCTTTTTCTGGCTTGGCGGAGTATGGGTCGCAGGCTGCTGAGTTCTTGCCGGAGGCTGATAGCCCGGTAGAAATGCGCCGAGGTCGTCGGTGAGCCTTGCTTTTTCCTCGATCAGTTTCAGCTTGGTCTGCGGATCTCCGTTTGAAACGTCGATCCCCCTCGCTGCGAGGTTCCGTGTCGCTTGGGCTGTGATGTCTTTCCAGACTCCATCCCTTACGCCAGCGGACAAGGCATCAATGACAGCTACATTGGGATGCTTCGCTTGGAGATCCAGAGCCTTTTCGACAACCGTTTCCCTGACCTGATGGGCTGAGATGACGGCTGCTGTTTCGGCCTTGCTTTCCTCTTTGACTTTATCAAGTCGCTGTTTGGAAAGATCTCGGATCTCCTTATCGATTGCGATTTCCTGCTTCTTCATATCCAGAGTAGAAATTTCGCCTTCGTCATACCGTCTGGCAAGCTCAAGCTTTTTCTGCTCTGCGACATCGATAGCGGCATCAATCGCATCGACCGCGTTTCCCTGACCTTGCGGGGGCTGTGCGGTAGGTGCTGCTGGTGCTGTTGCTGGGGCCGCATCTGCTTTTGGCTTCGCCGCTCCTGCCGTCGCATCCATCACACCGCGCATGTACCCTACTTGGTCTTTGTAGAAGTCACGCTCGGCTCTGACCTCATCGAACCTCGGCTTCGGGATCATCGGCGTTCCCGCCTTGTCCTTGGTGCCCCCCTTCTCGGGTTCCGGCTGGCCTTCTTGGGGCTGGCCTTCTTCCTTTTGAGGAGATCCCGCTGCTGCTGCATCGATCTCGGCTTGGGCGGCTTTGGCGTCTTCGATCATTGGATCGGGATCTTCGACGAAAGCTTCCTGTTCCGGTTCCTGTGCAGTTTTATCTGCGGGATCAAGTTCTTGAGGTGCATTGCCCTCATCAGTGGTCTGGTCGGTCATACTCATCCTCTTTCGCGTGACGTAGCGGCATCGCCCGTACCTCGGCGGCAGGTGGCCCGATGTCGTTCGGGCCGGACGGAATCGCCTCGAAGTCTCCCGAAGCGGTGGATAACAAGCACCGAACGCAAAAAAGCCG